CGCTGTATGCAAAACGCATTGGGTGATAGTTTTCATCATTTCGGATGCTAGTTTGATTGTTTTTTAAATGTTTCTATATAACAATAAGCGAATTAAAAAATTCAAACTAGACTCTGAGTATTATAACGCCTCTTCAGGCATGAAATATTTTAACGTCATTGCGGACATGTTTTGCAACAGCATTTAACATAAAAAACAACTACACAAAGCTAGCGTCTGATACAGTATATCTGGAGTAGGCGGCATCATAATCAACTACCATAAAAGTTTCCATTGCATAGTCAGTGACGACATCACCAACTTGCAAATCTAACAATATACGTGTCATATCAGTGAAATTTTCCAAACCGTAACGTCCACGCAGACTGCAAGCTTGGACAACGAACTGTGAGTAGTCACCATCAGTCTCAACTAAGATAAACTCAGTAGATACTCTAGACACATCACATGAAAAACGGGCTCTTAAGGCACTCAATAAGGGTGTTTCAGGTTCATTACAATAACCTTTAACCACACCACTCAGAAACAAATCAAACTTCTCCGACATAGTCATCATGCCAAAACTTGACGTTGTAACATTGATTTGTCGAGCTTGCATTGGTTCTTTTAATTGACCAAACCCTTTCACTATACACCCCATATTTCTAACTGGAATGTATTTAACAACCCCACTTGCCTTGTGTTGCGCTAACATTGGTGAATACTTCAAAAACTGAAATTTCGAGGGTTCAAGTCCTCCCTCTACCTCAATGCTAGCCACTGTAATTTTATGTCCCATCAACATACCACCATCGACAATGGCTTGTTCTATGTTGATAGACTGATCGCGATCAATTTTGCTAGACAACGACATAGCTGTACATATCGCGATACCAACAGATGCACAATGATTCAAAACTGTGGTTAACACAGTGCCTGAACCTTCAAACACACCTGGTGGTTTTATAGAAAAATTTTTTGATGAATCCTCACTCACATTGAATCGCAACGGCTGGCAACATTGTTCTAACAACAATGGAGCAGTTGCGCTATCAATGGAATTCAACATGCTTATGACAGTATAAAAAATTGGGACCCCGTTAGATGAATCACAGGATGAAAT